TGTCACAAAATGTAATTCCTGAAACGTCTATTATTGAATTACAAGACATATCTAAATCACTTGATATAACAAAATTAATATTGGAATTTCCACCTACTGATAGATTACCGTTTATATTTAAATCCCCATTTACACTACCGCCGTTTATAAGGGAATAATCACTAATAAATCTACATAATTCACTAGAAAGTTTTTTATTTTTGATATAGGAAGCATAATTACTATTACTCATTTAATATAGTAAAATAAAATAAAATTTATGTGAAATACTGTGCTTCGTAGTTTTGTTTCTGTGTCTCAACATCATTTATCATCTTTTCTTGTTTATTTAAATATATCATATATTTTTGAATATCACCAATAACATTATTCTCTAAAATAGAGAGATTTACAAATGTCCCGTTCTTATTCGCGCTATACTCGATATTATGCTTCTTCAAAATTTTCAATATATCCATATGTTTTCCTTTGTCCAAAACTTCAATAGCATCTCTCAGCTTAATTATATTATCAATAGTATATCCCATTATATAAAGTATATCTATATATTTAAGTTAAAATAAAAAATATATATTCAAAATAGATACACAATTATTATCCCTCCTCCTCTTCCATAATAACTAATGGTTTTTTACCTACAGTTAGCATACGCTTTCTAGCCGTAATTAATTCTCCAATAACAGAAATCTTTTCATCATTAATCTCATATCGTTGTCCAACTACGCGAATTGTTATCATATCATCCACATTAATATTGCTAAATTCCTTGTTTGAATAATGATGATCACGCGCAATAAATACGTCAATAGGTGAATTACTATGTCCGTTATCTCCTCTTATTCCAGCCTTTGTAATATTTTTAACTTTAATCTTAATCTTCATACCTTCAACTGGAGTGCAAATTAGACATTCAATTACCACGTCAAATACTACATTATTAGATTTTAAAACACCTGAAGAATATGAGACAATACGAACAGAATTCCCGCGAATAAATCCTTCAACTGAACACTTATTCTCCAATTCATTAGATAGTTTCTTTTGTAAAATCTCTTTTAAATTAGAACCAATATATTGGTAAGGTAGTGATATTTTTCTCGCTATTACGCTTAGCACATAAAGTCCTCCTGTCTTCTTTTCCGCTTTATTAGACGTCTTATTAGTTGTTGATAGTTCCATTTTATATATTGTTAATATAATTGTTTTTTTATTATTTATTAATCAATTTTATATTTATTTCTTCAAAACCTCAAGTTGATTCCAACTTGATTGTTCTAAATTCAAAAACCACACCTTATCATTAACATTATTATATTGATTATATCTAATAATTAACTCCTGCATAACACATAATATATCTGTTTTAATTCCTTTAGTATTTGTCGCTGTAAATATCTCGTCATCTAATATAATATTAATAGTATTAATTATATTTTTTTTACCTGCTTGGTCACATCTCGCACCAGTTGTTCGCGCTTCATCTATATTCTTTGTTTTGAAGATAAATGAATTGGTCTTTTTGATATATGAAATAAATCCAATCATTATGTTCATCTTTTCTTTACCAACCCGCATAGATAATAATAAATCTTTGAATTCCATCATATCAGTTGGTAATGCCTTCTCTAATTTTTTCTCATTATTACTCAATAACCACACATCCACTTTGTTTTTATCTTTAGAGAGAAGGAAACCGCTTATTTTGTTTGTTGGTATCTTTATAGTTGAATCAATATACTTCTTTAACGCCGTTTCATAACTTGTGAATTCATCTGCTTTTAAATAGAGGTATTCTATTAATGATTTCTTATCCATAAATTCTAACACATCGAAAAAATGGTGTAATGTTAATATCTCCAATGTTGCTCTATCAAATTTCAAGAAGGATAATAAATTACCTATTGCGGTTGTAACGAAATTACTCCAATCTTTTACACCTCTTTCTGGTTTGACAATACTCATTGCATTATTAATATCGCGTTCTATTTTTTCCATTATAGCAGATGTGCTAATAGACGAATCATCGATGGAAAGGAACTGATTAACCTCTTTAATACTCGGAACATCATGTAACGTATAGGATGATAATTCCTTATCTAATTTTACTGCCAAGGTTTGATGTTTATATTCAACTGGTTTTCCTCTTCTATATAAAGAAATCTTTTGATTACTTAATTCAATTGGTTGGAACATATAGAGTTCATTTATATTTACCAAGTTACCTAATCGTCCAAATACGTCGGTCAAAAATTCAGTTTTATCATCAATGAGATATTGTAGTGCATTATCTATTTGCATTAAAGGATAACTTTTTATAATTGTTAATTCACGTATAAGGTCGGTCTTTTTATAAACAAATCTACTTTTAAATAAATCCTTTATTTTATGTGTTATTTTCTCGATATTTAACGTGATAAAATCCTTATTATATGTGTCATAATTAAGAGGGGCGCTAGCTTTATCCATTTCAGGTAAACACTTATAATTACAATCTTCCATATAATCACATATTTGCGTGTATGCTTTATCTCCAACGTCATATTCAATTACTTTTCCACTTGATAAACGCATTTTCAAGGTAGTCTGTAAATCCTCCTCTGTCAATGTATTCATATTGGCGTTTATATGACAATCAACAGCATTTTCTTTCAATACACGAGAGATTGTTCCAATCTTAATTGCCTTTTGCTCGGCCAGTCTATAAATATATAGATCAAGTGGCTCTATTACGTTCTCATTATCCTTACCTAATAAAGTAATTGGATTTGAACCATATAAGTAAATCTCAACATTTCTCTCCTCAATAGTCTGTTTACAATGACTTCTAAAACGCACACCTCTACCAATGATTTGTTCCAGACGACTCATGTTATACCATGGCTCCATAATATGGATTTGTCTTATATTGTTAAAATCAATTCCTTCAGAACCTGCTTCAGATATAATTATTACCTTTACATCATCTCCATATATATTAGTGCTATTTGTGGCAGACTCGACGTCCTTTCCATTATTTGGACTCAACTTTATATCACCAGTTATCATTACATATTTCGCGGGATTAAAGATTGGTTTTTCTGTTCCAGACGACCCACTATAAAAAGCATCAAATTCATCTTTATTAAGCATCGACCGCGAGTCAATAGCAGGTGATGGCGGAGTTTCAAAGAGAGATTTACCCTTACCTGTTTTTGTATATCTTGTTAATCCGAGTTCTTCAAGTGCTAATGCTAATGGAACACATCCACTGTCAATATATTGTGAATATATAAGCGTTATACCACTAGACTTCTTTATATTTTCCATAATCGAATGTATCTTACCAGAATAACGCAGTAGTTTTTCACGAGAAAATACTTTTCCATATTTGGATAAAACGTTTGGTTTATATGCGAAATTATGTTTTGTATTAGCATCATACGTCATGATTGAACGTAATCCTTCATTACTTATAAAGTTGGATACAGAGATTTTTGATTCATTCTTTTCTTCTTCTGATAAATCAATATAATTATCGAGAGATTGGGATGGATAAACCATATTTAAACACTGTAATGGAGGCCCTATTTGTTGCCAACCCATACCTTTAGATCCGTCTTTTTCTATTGCATCAATAGATGGAAGTGTGTCTTGTATTTCCTTTACTGCCATACGATAGGCATTCTTTTGAACGTCGCCAATATCAGTCATGAATAAATCCAATCTATTAATTCCATCTTTAATAATAGTTTTATTTATTTGATAACGAGGATATGTAAATTGAGATGATTTTATAGAAAGATTTTCATTGATATCTGTTGGATATATTCTATATGGAAATGAAAAGGGATTTTCACCGCGTAAGAAACTAACATATCCTCTTAATTTACGTAGCAATAAATCCTTACCTCTTTCTTTTCCATCGCTACTTACTTTTAAATTACCGTCTTTATCGAATACATCCTTTATCTCAATAGCAGGTCGTCCGTCATTTATATTCATTAAATTAGTAAGCCATACAATCTCTCTTGCGTTGTTAAACATGGGCGTTGCGGATAAAAGTAATAACTTCAATGTCGAACTGTGTTTAACCAACTGGAGGAGATTTTCAGCAATGTTTTTCTTTGAATTATCAGTACTAATGCGAATATTATGAACCTCATCAATAACAATCAACCTGTTTGAGAATTCTTTTTTAATTGAATTAATAGCATTCTGTCTTGATTTAAGGTCATTAATGTTTTCAGAATCAATATATTTATTTTTAATATTTGTTATATAATTGGAAAACTCAATATAACCCATGAATACATAATACTGTCTAATTATTTTACCAATTTGTTTAATCACCTTTTCACGTTTTAATCCAGTCATGTTCATAGGATTTATCTCTTTTATAAATGTTGACCCTGTACATCCCTTTAAGTTCCAAATACCATTATTATTATTGAGTTTTCTAGCATCGAATAATTGTGTCTTAAAATTCTCCTGCACATTTGGTGATGCGACAATCATTATTTTTTTTGTAATACCTAACTGTTTCATATATTGACGCATTTCCTCGCATACAGATATGGCACTACAGGTTTTACCTGTTCCTAAACCATGATATAATAAAAGGCTGTTGTATGGAGTTAAGAACGACAAGAAATTTCTTACAAATATCTGGTGTGGAGCAAGTTCAAATTCCGCATTACATATCTTATCCATATTTTCTACAACAGTTCCTTCAGGTTTATCTATTTCTAAATCGTTAAATTCTTTCTTAAGAAATATCTTTTTATTGAAATCAACGTCATTTATATTTGGATAGAGAGATTCGAAATTTTCTCCTTTTAATAGCATTTCTTCTAAAACGTTTTTTCTCTCAAGAAAGTCTTTATATGATTTTTCCTTGAAAAGCTCATCTCCCTGCTTCTGTATTTTCGATAAATATTCCTTTATATTATCGACCGTCATATCATTGAAATCTATTCTTTTAGACATATTAACTTATTATATAATAATATTTATTTAATGAAATTCATACTTTCTCAATAAATTATATACATTTTTAATAACTTCCATCTTTTCTTTATTATATGACCTAATATGCTTAATACATTCTTTATATGTGAAAAACTTAATATCTGATACTTCACATCTTTGAAACTTACTCAAATCAATTGGGTGATTATCCAATTTAGCGATGTAATATTTGTGCTTGTAACATTTAAAATTTGAACCAATAAAGCACTCTTCAAACGGCCTAATGTTTTGTAATATAGAAATATCAGTTGTATTTATTCCTGTTTCCTCGCTAAATTCTCTAACGGCAGCACTATAATCTTTCTCTTGATAATTTCGACGTCCTTTTGGAAACCCCCATTCAGGCTCTTTCCAATCCGTTGTTGAACCTTTAATAATGGATTCGAGATTATACGAATCATTGATACCAATTTTAATAGATTCAAAACTGCTTTTAGAGTTATTATCAATATTATCGTTGCTATTTTTCCATAATTTCTTCCATAAAAATGGAAATTCTTTATTCAATAAAATATCCTTTTCACTATTCGTCATCTCATTTACTAAATTCTTTATATAATTATTATTATATAGATTGTATTTACCGCGAATAAAATCCACATATCCTAAACTATCACACCTTTTAATCATTAGAAATTTGTAATCGTTAATTGATTCGTCAAAGAAATAGCAAATTATACCTACACTTGTTACAGGCATATTACATGTGTTGTATATATTTCCTTTATCTCCACAATTATTACAGAAACATTGATATAACTTATTGTCTTGCTTAATATGCGGTAAAAAAATGTTTTGTTTAACCTTTGTAATGTTCATATTGGTAACGGCGTATATAAATATGTTAATTAATCTTTATATAATTATAGTTATAATATAAAGATAATGGAGAGAAATAATACAACAGACTTACATTTAGACCCTGCTATATGGGGACCGAATTTCTGGTTTTTTATCCAGACTATAGCGTTACAATATCCTAATAAAGCAAATGACGTCATTAAAAAAAAGTATTTTACCTTTTTCACTGATATGGAAGTGTTTTTACCAAATTTAGATACCAAAAAAACATATATTAAAATGCTTAATGATTATCCATTATCACCTTATTTAGATTCACGAATCTCTCTATTAAAATGGGTAAACTTCATTCACAATAAATACAATATCCTTTTGAATAAAGAACCAGTTGAACTATACAAAGGATTGGATATGTATTATAACCTATATAATACAAATGAATTTGACGAGTTTAAAATGAAAAAAAAGAGAGAAAAGCAAATATATATCTCTCTAATAGCCATACTTTCTTTTGTGTGCATTTATTTATATTATATAAATATATATGAAATTTGAATTCTTTATCATCGGAATAACCGGGCTTATAGTTTATAATACCTACTACGATAACTTTATTGTCAAGTGTATTGAAACAAATAAAAAATATATACAAATAGCTGGATATATGTTTGTAGCATTAAGCATTTATTCGTATATGAAAAAGAACCCTAATAACTCTCGCGGTTTGGTAGAAAGTGCTACCAATTTTATAAAACACATGCCTATCGATAATAGCGCCACGTCGGCGTTCGCTCCATTCATGGATTTCACACAGAGCATGCAATCATCCAATAATACACCACCAATCCCGAAAACACCACAAACTAAACGTATGCTACAATCCGGAGGCACCAATAGCGATATTAACAAACGTTGTGTTAGTCAATCCAAAAAGAAATTTATCGCTGCACAGCAAAGTTGGAGATGTGGTCATTGTAATCAACAACTTGACCACACATATGAAGTAGATCATGTTCTGGATTTACAATATGGAGGTTCAAATCAGGTAGATAATTTAATCGCACTTTGTAGAAATTGTCATGGTAAAAAAACTATGAACTCAAAAATTTAATAACTATTTATATTAATGATTAGTAAAATACTTAATACTATAGTAAACGTATTTAATAAAATAAAGTATTATTTAGCTATTCCAAATATACGGTACCAACTCATAGGATATTTATTACTCATATTGTATATCGTTTTGTTTTACGTGTATTTCGGTAAAAATCAGGAGTTCAATAGTTTCGCTCTAATCACCAATGCTGTGTTTTCTATATTACTTGTCGTAGGTATATTATTTGTTGTTATCAGATTTAACGCAGAAGACTCTCTTAAAAAACGCTTCTTTAAGGTGATAATTGGAACATCAATCGCTACAATAGGAGCAATAGCAGCATATTATTTAATATCGTATATGTCTAATAACCCGGTTTTC